TGTTCGACTTCGCCAAGACGGAGCAGGGGTGGTTCGCCCAGCTTCTGACGATCGACGACACGCAGGACGAGAAGGGCCGGCCAATCGTCAGCGCGGAGCAGATCGCCTCCCTCCGCCGGCGGGGTGTGGAGGAGGAGTTCATCCAGCAGGAGTATTACTGCTCCTTCTCCGGCATCCAGAGCGGCTCGTACTTCGGCAAGCTGCTCAACGCGGCACGACAAGGGGGGCGACTCACCCAGGTGCCGTTCAACCCGCGGTACCCGGTGTTCACCACCTGGGACCTGGGGCGGGATGACCAGAACGCTATTTGGTTCGGCCAGCACCTCGGGACGCGGATCAACCTGATCGACTACAACGAGGACCGGCACCAAGGGTTGGATTATTACGCAGGGCTGGTGAAGGCGCGCTATCCCAACTACGCCTTTCACGTCATGCCCCACGACATCAATGTGACGGAGTACAGCAACAATCAAAGGCGGATCGACGCTGCCTACACCCTGGGCCTACGGCCCATTCGGGTTGCCCCAAAGTTGAGCGTGTACGAGAGGATCGACGCGGCTCGTAGGCTCCTCCCAATCTGCTACTTCGACGCAGTGAAGTGCAAGCGCGGGCTCCAGGCGCTTGAGAATTACCACAAGAAGAAGGACGACAAGAACCACACGTTCTTGCCGCAGCCGCAGCACAACTGGGCCAGCAACGGGGCCGATAGCTTTTCGTATCTGGCCGTCGATCTGTTCGAGAGTGATGACGCCACCCACCCGCCGGGGCGTGTGCAGGAGAAGGCGGATAACGTCTACAGCGCTTACGGCGATCAAGGCCAAGCCGAGAGCGAGTTCAACGCATTTACGGGGTGACACATGGGAGCGATCTTCAATCCACCGAAACCACCGGCCGCGCCACCGCCTCCGCCTCCGCCCGATCCACAGGAGACCGCCAACACCGCCAACCAGCGGGCACGGGCGGCCTACCTCAAGCGGCGCCAGTTCTCATCGACGGTCACTTCCTCACAGGGAGTGCAGGCCGGCGCGCCTGGGCAGACGGCCCAAAAGACGCTGCTCGGCCAATGAAACGGATCACGCGGCAACAGATGGAGGACGCGCGGCCCCCCTTGGTGGTGCAGCCCGTCCCCATGCCTGAGGTCGTTGTGGCCAAGGTCAAACCGCGGGTGGAGCGCCCGCTCGACGTTGAGGGAGTCCATGCCCCAAGACTACACTCCGGCGCCTAACGCCGCGCAGGTCGGTGCCCAGGAGGAGATGAAGCGCCTCGTGGCGCTCATCCTCAGGCAATACGATCGCCTCTACGACAAGGCGTCGCAGCACCGGATCGTCATCCAGCAGTTGGCCGATTACATTGTGCCGGCCAAGTCGAACATCGTGCGCAAGCGCCAGAAGGACGCGCGCAACACCGATTTCGTCTTCGACGGCACCGCCGAGGACAGTAACACGAAGCTGGCCTCCTTCCTCGCCTCCTCCCTCACCTCGATGGCGATTCAGTTCTTCTCGCTGCGCCTCCCCGAGCGCATGCTCAAGGAGGACATCGAAGTGAGCCGGTGGCTCGATGATGCGGCGACGATTTGCTACGAGGAGTTCAAGGCCAGCAATTTTTCGACCGAGACACAGGAATGCTACGTGGACATCGGGTTCTCTGGAACGATGTGCTTGCAGCACACCGAGAAGAAGGGCGATGCCGTGTGGAACGGGGCGCTCTTCAAGTCGCACGCCCCCGGGACGTATGTGTGTAGTGAGAATGCCGAGGGAAAGGTCAACGTGATCTTCGTCGAGTTGGAGATGACCTTGGCCGCGATGGTGGAGCAGTGGGGGATTGACAAGCTGAGCGAGAAGTCGCGGCAGAAGTACGCCAAGGACCCCTTCACCGATGTGAAGATTGTGTGGGGGGTGTTTCCGCAGGAGTTGTATCCCAAGTTGCAGGGGCCCAAGAGCAAGCCGTTCTGGTCCTGCTACATTGAGTATGAGCACAAGCACCTCATCGACCTGGGGGGGTTTGAGGAGTTTCCCTTCCACGTCGCCCGCTGGCGCAAGGTCAGTGGCGAGGTGTATGGGCGCGGGCCGGGGCACGCGGCTCTGCCTGACATCAGAACGATCAACCGCGCGGACGAGTTGACGCTCAAGGCATGGGCGAAGGCCATTGATCCGCCGCTCCTCGTGCTCGCGGATCAAATTGTTGGACGTGTGAAAACGACGCCCGCTGCCCTGGTGGTGGCGCGGACGAAGGACGCCCTCACGCCCATTCCGCAGGGGGCCAACTGGCAAGCCAACACGCAGGAGTTCGAGAAGCGGCGCACCAACATCCGCAATGCGTTCTTTGCCGACCAGCTTCAGTTGCCCGACAAGACCATCATCACCGCCACCGAGGTGGAGCGGCGCATTGAGATGGCGCAGCAGATTTTGGGTCCCGTCGTCGGCCGGCTGGAGTATGAGTATCTAGACCCCTGTGTCAGCCGGATGTTCAATGAGTTGAACCGGGCCGGCAAGGTTCCCCCGCCGCCCCCGCAGTTGGTGGAGGCGACCCAGCGGACTGGGACGAAGGTGAGGGTGCAGTATGAGGGGCCGCTCGCGCGCGCTGCACGTGGAGGGGAGTTGCAGGCCATCAATCGGTTGATGACCAACGCGGCGGCGTATATCGAGATCAATCCCCGCTCCGAGATGTTGGACCGGGTCAATGAAGACGCACTTTTCGACTTCCTGGCCGACGCCAGCGGGGCGCCCGCGTTCATCCTCCGGGACGAGGCCGCGACGAAGGCGATTCGGGAGCAACGCGCGAAAGCAGCGGAGCAACAGGCACAAGCGCAAAGTGCGTCCCAAATGGGAACAGGCGCCGCGCAGGGGGCGAAGGCGCTTCAGACAATGCAGGCCATACAGCAAGGAGGTGAAGCTGGTGGACCAACAGCAGTTGCCTAAGGAGTTTTTGGAGTTGGCGGGGAAGTACAAGGTGGTGTTCAACGGGCCGGCAGGGCAGGATATTCTGGAGGACCTTGAGAAGCAATTTCACGTGCGCCACAGCACCTACAAGCCAGAGGAGGCGCTCAATCCTTATGCGCTGGCCGTGCGCGAGGGGGAACGGACCGCGGTGCTGTATATCAGGAACATGCGGGATTTCGTCCCGCAGGACCTAAAGGAGGAGGGGAGCGATGGCTGAGGCGTTGGTGACGGAGGGTCAACAACAGACAAGTAGCCCGGCGCCCGTGGCGGCGCCCGCGGCGACCAACGGAGCCGATTGGTTCGACACGTTGCCGCCAGAGTTGCAGCGGGAGGGGTCGGTGTCCTCCTTCAAGGGGAAGCCGATCGCCGAGGTGGTCAAGAGTCATGTGGAGGCGCAGAAGTTGGTCGGGAGTTCCATCCGCCTGCCCAGCGACAAGGCCACACCCGAGGAGAAGAAGGCCGCGCTCGATGGGATTTACAATAAGCTGGGCCGGCCCGAGAAGGCGGAGGGGTATACGTTCAAGGTCGAGACGTTGGCGATGCCTCCAGGGTTGGAGTGGTCGGACGAGAAGCTGTCGTCGTTCAAGGCTGATGCGCACGTGCTGGGGCTCAGCAACGCGCAGGCGGAGGCGTTGCTGCCCATCTTCGTGCGGGAGTTGAGTGCGTTCATTCCCGATCATGAGAAGTTGTCCACCGAGACGCGGAAGGCGTTGGTGGACGAGGTCGGGGAGAACATGACCAAGCGGATGCTGGGCAACAGCTACCGCGCAGCCAAGCATTATGGCGGGCAAGCCGCCCTCGATTGGCTCGACAAGAGTGGAGCGGGAAGTGAGCGGGTGATGATCGAGATGTTGTCCAAGATCGGCCGGGACCTCGCCGAGCACGGCGTGGTGGAGGGGGCGGATATTAGCAGCAGCGGCGTCAGTACCGCCAGCGAGGCGAAGGAAAAGATCGCGCAGGTGTTGGGGGACAAGGAACACGCGTATCATAAGCGCGACGACCCGCGGCACGAGGACGCGGTGCAGGAGATGTTGGAGTATCACCGGATCGCGTTTCAGGAGGCGTAACGGTGCCGTTGATTCCAGGAAAAGGTAGTGCGGTGCGATCGGCGAACATTCGCACCTTGATCCACGAGGGAAGACCCGCGGATCAGGCGGTGGCGATTGCGTACTCGGTCCAACGCCGCAAAAAGCGCGACAAGCGGAAACGCCCGCGCTGACAGCCACGAAAGGGTGGACGTTGTGGCGCCCACGCACGGGCGCAGGTGGGGTCCTCACTGAGGGTAACCCCGCGTAGCGTAGTGATCGTCAGTGGCAGTGAAAGGTGCTACAATGTCCGATTCGACAATCGAACAAGCACGGGTATTGCAGTTCAAGAGCAACGTGCTCCATCTGTATCAACAGAAGGGGTCGCTGCTCAAGGGCTTGGTGCGTGAGGAAGCGCTCACCGGCAAGGCCCATTTCTTCGAGCGCGTCAGTCCGACCGCTGCGACCAAGCGAACCACGAGGCATGAGGCCACGGTCCATATCGACGTGGAGCACAGCCGGCGCATGGTCACCCCCGCGGATTATGTGTGGTCCACCCTCGTGGATGACACGGACAAGCTGCGGATCATCATCAATCCTGAGAGCGAGTACGCCATCGAGGGTGCCAGCGCCATGCAGCGCACCTACGATGAGGTCGTCATCGCCGCCTTCGACGCCGACGCCAAGTCGGGCGAGGATGGCAGTGGCACCGTCACGTTTGCCAGCGAGCCGGTCGGCAGTTCCTCAGAGGACCTGTCAAGCGGGAACGTGGAGACGGCGGACGTGCTCAACTGGAAGTTGCAGTTCGACATCCTCAACATTCCGATGGACAATCGTGTGATCGTCACCCCGCCCGGAGTGCCTCTCCAGTTGCTTGCCGCCACGAGCGCGCCCTTTGCCTCGTCCAGCGACTACAACACGGTGAAGGCGCTGGTGCGTGGTGAGATCGACACGTGGGTCGGGTTCCGCTGGGTGGTGACGAATATCGCCCCGCTCCTCGACTCGACGGATAAGTATCTGTACGCGTTCCACCGGGACAGCATGGGCATCGCCGTTGCCAGGGATATGGTGACGAAGATGGACGTGTTGCCCGAGCGGAACTACAACACGCAGTTGTACATCGCCCGTTCCCTGGGTGCGACCCGCATTCAGAAGGGCGTGCTACGCTCGCGTGTGAATAGCAGCGCGATCGCGTAAGCGATCGGGTGAAACGGTCAGAGGGCGCCCTCAATTTCGGGGGCGCCCGCTCCTGAACGTTAAGTCCAGTAAGGAGAGATTAACATGGCAGCGACAGGAACCAGTCTTTCATACGACAAGCAGGTGGCCGGTAACAGCAAGCTGGATGGGATCAATCTGGCGAAGCTGCACATGGCCGTATTCGAGTACGTCAACAGTGGGACCGCCGCGACCATCGCCGAGATTCTGATGGGCCTTCTGCCCGCTGGCAAGGTTCGGGTGTTTCCGCAGTTGTGCCGGCTCGAAGTGAGCGAAAACGGTGCTGACGAGAGTTTCGTCGATGGCGCCGTGATCGACGTGGGGTTCGGTGCCTACACTGAGCCGGACGGCGATGCCATTACGGCTGATCCGAACTACTGGGTCGCCGCGCTGAACCCGGCCTCCGTGCACGAGAAGCGTTTCGCGCTTCCCGCTGGCGGTGGAGCGAGTGACGCCGGCATGAGCCAGGTGTTTGAGTCAAAGAATGGACTGCCGATCACTGCGGCTGTGAGTACGCAGAACATGAAGGTCGGGGCCAAGATTCGGTTGGAGATCGGCTACAGCCGGTCCTAATTGACCCAATGAGGCAGGGGGCGCCGTGATCCGGTGCCCCCCCTCCTCTAGCTCGAAACGGAGGATCAATGGGCGACAATACGATCCCAACCCGTGGGCGTAGCCGCTCGGCAGCCTACACTCATCCTTTTGGGAGAACGCGCCGCCGTGGCCGCGGGGTTCGCGCAGTATAGTAAGTTTCGTATTTTGTCTCGCACGTTTGAAGCGACCGCCGTGGGTCTGGCTGCGGAGACCCAGCAACTCCTCTTGCACGTCACGGCCGCGGCAGTGGCGGTCGGCATGGTGGTGTATAGCAGGATCGCGTCCTATTTCCGTGGACTGGCCGCCGTCGCGGTGGGCATGGCCCAGGCGCAGGCCGAACAACAACAAGGAGACGACATGTTTTCCACACAGACCCCTCAGTATCAATTGCAAGCCGCGACCCCGCGTGATCGAGGGGACCTGCGGTACGTGCCCTTCTCCTACATCCATGCGGCAGGGACGGACGTCGGTGAGGTCAATTTGTGCCTCTCGCCCGCCGGGAAGTGGCTCATGGACCTGTCCAATTCGGTCATCGACTTCGATGTGGCCAGCGACGACGATGTTGAGTTTACCCTCGGGCTCCGCACGCATGAATCATCGAGCGGCTGGGTGGTCGAGGATGCGGATGTCTTTGGGATAGCCTCTGTCGCCACGCTCGAGCACGACGGGCCAGCGGCCAACGATGCCCTGCGACTCACCAACCTGGACGGCAATAAGGACATGCGGTTGGACTTCGACGCTGGCGTGGGGGTGCAGATTGATGTCGCGCTCGACATTTCGATCACGGGCGATGTCCTGTCGATCGTGATGGAGCGCACCGGGGCCGTCGCGGCGGTGGGGTCGATCAATTATAACAATAGCGGCTCGCCGGTCAATCCGGCCAATGACGACACCGTGGTCATCGGCGCCGATACGTACACCTTCAAAACCGTCCTCTCGCCGGCGGCCTTTGAGGTCCTGCGCGATGGCGCAGTGGCCGACACGTCGTGGGCCAACTTGCGACGGGCGCTCAACGGGCTGGGCACCGAGGACACGCACTACGGGGCCGGCACCACCTCGACCTTCACGGCCGTCCATGACACAGTCCTGGATATTCTGACGCTCACCGCGAAGATCAAGGGGACCGACGGGAACGTGACAATCGACTCCGACACGGCGAACGTGGTGGCCAATGACGCCACAGGTGGGGTAGATAGCGCGATCACCATGACCGTCGCGGAGTTGGTGGCTGAGTTGAACGATTGGGCCACCTGGACCGACCTGACGGACATCATCAGCGCGGAGTTGGTGCAACCCGATGCCCAAGCGGTTCCATCCAACGCGACCAACACCGGGGCTGATGTGGTGAGTGAAACGTATGATGGTCTGGGCGATTTCACGGTGCCCGAGTTTAGTGATCCCACTTCGTTGGAACAGTTGGAAGGAACTGAGCGTGTGGTCGAGATTGATGCCCCTCTTCTTGGGGCAGCGATTTTCATCACCTTCGTGAGTCAGATCGAAGACGGCGACGAGATCAACGGTTATTTTGCGTTTCGCAGGTAAGGAGATGAGGATGGCGTACTGGATTGCTAAAGCAACCGCCCACAGTCACGGACAATTTGCCGCCAAGGCCCACAAGGCTGGCATGAGCACCATCGGGTACGCGCGCAAGAAGGCGCACGCCAAGGGCAAGACAGGCAAGCAGGCCCGGTTGGCTAAGACGCTGATCGGGATGCACAAGAGCAAGGGGTACTGACATGAGTAAATCGAACGCGCTTGAAAATGACATCTTGGACCTGTTGTTCAACGCCACCGCGATCGCGGACCTGGCCGAGAATGACACGTCATCGCCGGCTACCAGCCTATACGTGTCCCTGCACACGGCAGACCCGGGAGAAGCGGGGGATCAGACCACCAATGAGACAGCCTATACTCCCTATGCGCGCATTTCGGTGGCGCGAACCTCTGGCGGGTGGGTGGTCACAGGGAATAGCATCAGTCCTTTCGCCAACATTGACTTTGCCGAATGCACGGCTTCACCTGGTGCGGCCATCACACACTTTGGAGTTGGGACAGGGGCTTCTGGCGCCGGCTATCTGATGTACAGCGGCACGGTGACGCCGAACATCACGATGGCGGTGGGCGTGATCCCCAGGCTCAAGACCACGAGCACGATCACCGAGGACTAACATGGCTCTGACTTTTCGCTTCTACCGTGCTGAGCGGATCGGGGACGGAATGTCGATTCAGACCGCCTTTCGATCTGCTCTCACGGACCACATTGTGGAAGACGGAACAGGGCAAACCTTCCACGACGAGATTGGAAGCGGCCTGGCCCGCTATGCGGTCGCCCGTTGTGATTCCACCGTCCATGCCACGATCGTCGCTGACCCGCGGATCGTGGCGCTGACGGCTGAACAGGCAACATTGAATGATATTCGAAATTTCCTAGATGCACCCGTCTCTGACGCCTTGAGGGCTATCCTGGTCTCAGACGGAAAAGGGGTGAAAGCAACGGCGCGAGCGACCTTTGACTTTCTTCTCAGGGCCGTCGTTCCGCTGCTCCCGCCGGGATCGGTCTAAGTGTCAAACGCATCAGATACTTTTACTCGAACAGAGAACCCCTTAGCATCAGGCTGGAGTACGCTAACGGGGTTTACTGCGCTTAAAGCGGACGGCGCGAATGCCCTAGGCGGCACCGTCAATTCTGAGAACTGGTCTATTTGGACTAATACCCCCTTTGGGCCGGATCAGTTTTCCGAAGTGGTGATGAATACCGTCCCATCTGTGAGTGGTGTTGGGGGAGGACCTTCAGCACGAGGAAGTACGAGTCAAGGGAATGGTTATCTTCTCTATATTGATATTGCTGACATTAGAGTCTACAAAACAGTAAACGGATCGTTCACGCTACTCGGTGCGATAGTTAGCCTTACTCCTACTTCAGGACACAGGTATCGGCTCACCGGTACAGGCTCGGCCACCGTCACGCTGGATGGCTACGACAACGATACTCTGGTCATTTCGCGGTCGGATGCGTCCTCGCCGCACACAAGTGGTCAGCCGGGGATTCATACATACAGTAATAGCGGAAATCCTTCTTGGTCATCTTGGAAATCGGACCAGTCTGCCCCATTTCTTCAAGCGGAAGGAGCTACTGTTGCTAATACCACTGGCTCACTTTCTCCGACTATTCCAACTCATCAAGCGGATGATATTATCGTTGTAGCCGCAGTGTTTTGGGGACCGAACACGGCGGGCGATGCGGCTCAGATACCAACGCCGACCAATTATACCCTTTTGGGTGTTCAGGTCGGGCAGCCAGCGGCAGCCAACCGTGATGGTTGGTCAGCTTTGTTCTGGCGTCGAGTAACGGGAGCGGGGACGACCGTTACATTGACGAGGGGAGCCTCTTGGGATACCGGAAACGATACTTGTTTCGGGGCAAGGGCTTATGTTATTCGCGGCTGTCGAACGACCGGGGATCCTTTTGAAGACAGCCAAAATACCGGCCCGCACACAACTGCCAATCAAGCGTTCGCGGCGCTGACCGTTTTGAATACGTCTCGGTTGGCCGTTCAGTTCGGCAACTCGATGGACAACGCCGCGTTTGCGATGACTTCCAGTGGATGGGCGACCGGGACGGAAGATAATAGTGGTACTGGAACCGATTGTTCTTTCCAGACGGCCAGGAAGGGCGAAATTTCTACCAATACAAGTGCCGATACCGCGACGGTGTCTGCGCCGGCCCAAGGGGCGTATGCCTTTCATGGCGTCGTCTTTATTCCTCCTGCCTTCATCCTTGGCGCGGACGGATCAGCGAGTGGAACGGGTACTGTCGCTTCTGTTAGCCGTGCGATCGCGGGGGTTGTTGGTGGAGCAGTCGGGGTGGCTGTTGCCCTCGCTGTTGCTGCGTCATTGGTTTTAGGGACGGCGTCAGCAACGGGTGCCGCGACGGTTTTCGGTGTTGGCGCGTCCCTGTTTACCGCCGTTGGTTCATCCGACGGGCTCGCCTCCGTGACAGGATTCTCGCAGATCATCTTTCCCACGGTGGGGAGTAGCGCTGGCACAGCAACCGTTGACGGGATCAGCGCAGCCATCGCGTCCGTGGTGGGAAGCAGCGAGGGGACCGCAACGGTCCTTGGATCGTCCACCATGTTGATCACATCAGTCTTTAGTTCGGATGGCACAGCCGTTGTGCTTGGCGTTGGGGAGGCGGTACAAGCATTTTCCCGCGGCGGTGTCAGCGTGTCTGTTCATTTTATGCGAGCGGGGAGGGTCCGGTAGATGGTACAACTCGGCGACTACGCAACGACCAAAGTAGTCCGGTTCCTCTTCACCACCTTTGATGCCGCTGGCCTTCCCTTCACGCTCGCGGGCAGTCCGGTGGTGTCGGTCTATAAGAATGGCAGTGATGTGCCCGACACCGCGCAGGTCACTCTCACAGTCGATTTCGACACGATCACCGGCCTCAATCTGGTGGAGATCGACACGGATGACGCGTTCTATACCACGTTGAGTGACTACCACGTGGTGCTGACCACAGGCAGCATCGACGGTGACGATGTCTCAGGCTCGCGGGTGGCGGAGTTTTCCATTCAGAATCGGTTCAACTACGATCAGAACATCGTGGACAACACGGTGGCCGGTGTCAACGCGCTGGGCATCCCCGCCGCCTCCTCTGCCGCTGTGGATGCGCTCAACCTGCCGCAGGACACCCTCGATCTCATCGAGGCGAGCACGCTGATCGCGGACATTATCCAAGCTATGCTCGACGCCGACCTGGCGGACACCTCGGACACACCGACCCGCTCGTTGGGGCAGGCCCTGCGGTCGCTGCGCAACAAGGTGGTGGACGCCAATGGCGCCTTCCGGGTCTACAAAGAAGACGACACCACGGTCGCGTGGACGGGCGCGGTGACGCGCACCCCAGGGAAGAACGCTGTCACGAGCCTGGACCCCGACTGAGGAGGGGACATGCCCAGCTTCTTTCACCCCGCGTCGATCTGGTCGGGGTTCAAGGTTTTCATCTCGAAGGGTGGACCGCTCACCCTGTTCAAACTGGAGAGCTACATGCCCACGACACCCGCTGTGACCGAAGTGAGCATCTCGTCCAATGCCCTCCTCAAGCTGGGGGCCGCGCCGATCACCTCCCTCAATGACGTGAGCGATCGGGCGATCAAGTGTAAGCGCTTCTATCCGGTGGTGCGCGACGCGGTGCTGCGGGATCATACGTGGAATTTCGCCATCAGCCGCGCCACCCTGGTCAAGCTGGGCACGGCCCCCGACTGGGGGTACGCGAACGCGTTTGCGCTGCCGGCCGATTTCATCCGCCTTGCCGATCATGATGCCGGCAAGCACATCAAGGTGAAGGTCGAGGGGCAGACGGCCGTCACGAACGCGTCCTCGCTCAAGGTTCGCTACGTGCGGCGTGAGACGGACACGTCCAAGTTCGACCCCGCCTTCGTGGACATGCTCACCACCCGGCTCGCCTATGAGTTGTGCAACGGGGTCACCAACAAGGTCGGGCTGATGTCGCAGCTTGAGAAGGAGTATGACTACAAGCTGTCCCTCGCCAAGGGCGTGGATGGACAAGAGGACGACCCGGAGACGTTTGAAGACACTGAATTGAACGACGTTCGGAGGAACTAAGCGTGCCGAATCCGTACCCGGCTCAGAGTAACATGAGCGCGGGCGAACTGTCGCCCAAGCTGGACATGCGTTCCGACTTCAACAAGTACAACAACGGCTTGTCGAAGATGGAGAATGTGTTTTCCCTCGTGGTCGGCGGTGCGCAGGGCCGCGGGGGGACCCGCCTCGCCCACCGTGTCAAGCATCACACCCGCCTCACGCGGATGATTCCGTTCACCTTCAACACCATCCAGGCCTACGAGATCGAGTTCGGGCACCTGTATGCCCGCTTCTACCGCAACGGGGGGATCATCACCGAGGACCCGCAGACGGTGCTGGGGGCGGCCAACAACGGGTCCGGCCTCATCAGGGTGGAGGTGTTCAATCACGGGTACGACACCAGCGACACGGTCATCATCAGCGGGGTGCTCGGGACGGTCGAGGCCAACGGGGAGTGGATCATCACGGTGGTGGATGGGGACCACTTCGACCTGCAGGGGTCCAGCTTCGTCAACGCGTACACCTCGGGCGGAGCGGTCGTGCTGATCGTCGAGATCACCCACCCCTACACCGAGGACGAGTTGTTCACGATCAAGTATCAGCAGTCGGCTGATTTCCTGTACCTGGCTCATCCCAGCCACGTGCAAGCGAAGATCACCCGCTTCTCCCACATCGACTGGCGCTTCACCGAGGTGGAGTTGCTGGACGGGCCCTACATGAAGGAGAATAAGACGACCACCACCTTGATGTCGGCCGCGGCCACCGGCGACAACATCCTCATCACGGCCAGCGCGGCCCTCGGGATCAACGACGATCAGGGGTTTCTGACGACCGACGTGAACAGGCTCCTCCGGTTGAATCACGGGGGGTCGTGGGGGTACGCCAAGATCATCACGGTGACGGACACCACGCACGTCCGGGTGGACATCGTCAATCCGTTCATCAGCTTCGTCAAAGACATCGAGGATGTTGTTGCGGGAGGGGCTGGGCGGGTCAGTATCAAGATCGTCAATCATCCGTTCAAGACCGGGCAGGTAGTCACGGTCGAGGATGTGACCGGGACGGTCGAGGCGAATGGAGAATGGACTATCCAGTCGGTCGCCACCGATACGTTTGAGTTGACCGGGTCCACCTTCGTGAACACCTACACCGGGGGCGGCACGGTGGGGTTGAATGCCACTGGGGCGACGGCGTCCTGGCGCCTCGGGATGTGGAGCGAAACGACCGGCTACCCGCGCTGCTTGGGGTTTTTCGAGCAACGGCTTGGGTGGGCCGGATCGCGTTCCTTCCCGCAGCACGTGGGCCTCTCGCGCACGGGTGATTTTGAAGACCATGCCCCCACCGACCAGGATGGGACCATCAGCGCCGAGCACGCCATTGTGTACGAGATCGCCAGCGAACAGGTCAACGTTGTCCTGTGGCTGATCGCCTCGCGCCAGTTGCTCATTGGCACCACGGGTGGCGAGTGGAGCATGTTTGGGTCGCAGGATGAAGCCCTCTCCGCGAAGGCGGTCAACACGCGCCAGCACACCGCCCACGGCGTGGCCGACATCGCGCCCGTGAAGATCGAGAACACGGCCATGTTCGTGCAGAAGGCGCTCACCAAAGTGCGCGGCCTTGCGTTCAGCTTTGATGCCGACGGCTATCAAGCCGATGACATGACCTTGCTGGCCGATCATATCTTGGAGAGCGGCGCCGTGGAGTTGGCCTACCAGCAGGAGCCCTTCAACGCCATGTGGATCGTGCGCAACGATGGCGTGATGGCCACGATGGTGTTCAACAAGAAGCAGGAGGTCATTTCCTGGGCGCGTCACATCACCGAGGGCGACTTTGAGAGCGTGAGCGTCATCCCCGGACCGAACGGCCGTGACCAGGTGTGGTGTGTGGTGCGGCGCGTGATCGACGGCGATATCAAGCGGTACGTGGAATATATCGACGACAGTATCAACACCGACTCGTCCCTCTCCTACAGCGGGCCGGCCACCCAGGTGCTCACCGGGCTCGGCCACCTGGAGGACAAAGTGGTGGCGATCGTCGGCAACGGAGCGGTCTATCCGCCCGAGACGGTCGTGGGGGGTGCCATCACGCTCGATGGGCCCGAGGTGACCGAGGCCACTGTTGGGTTGGGCTACCTGCCCTTCCTCAAGACCCTCTCGCCCGAGGTGCCGATGCCGGGCGGGGGCACGTCGCACGGGAAGCCGCGCCGGTGGTATGAGGTGTTTGTCCGCCTGTTCCAAACGATGGGGCTCAACATCGACGGCGAGGAGGTGCCCTTCCGCACCCCGCAGGACGACATGGACACGCCCCTTCCACTGTTCACAGGCGATAAGAGCGTGACCCACAGCGGGTGGGATCAGGAGGGGAAGCTGGAGATTTACCAGCCTCATCCCTTGCCCTTCACCGTGCTGGGCATCTTTGGGAGGCTCGATGTTGGTGAATAAGACCTACCGTGTGATCCCGTTCCATCCTTCGCACGTGCAGGACGTGGTGACGGGAGAAGGGCGCGTGCTCTCGCCGGCGAAGTTTGGGGACGTGGGAAAGCACCCAGCGTTCTCGGTGTACCACGGCGATACCTATTTGATGTCCGGGGGCGTGGTGGCCGCCGCCGCGTGGTGGGGCACGGCGTGGCTGATCCTCAACAGCGCTGAGGCGTGCAAACACCTTACATTCATTGTAAGGAATGTGCGCCGCTACCTCACGCAATTGCAGCACCAAGGGATGCACCGCATCGAAGCGACCTGCTTCACGGGGACGCCCAATGGAGGGCGGCTGCTCAAGGCGTTGGGGTTTGAGTTGGAGTGTGAGATGGCGCTCGCTGGTCCCCGCGGGGAAACGGGTGAGCGCTATGTGAGGTTGCAATGGCCGATCCAGTCACAATTACCGCAATCACGCTGAGCGTCTCGGCAGCGGCCCTTGCGGCGACGTCTCAGATTCAGCAGGGCAACGAAGCCAAGCGGGTCGGGAAGGCACAGAAGGCCAACGCTGACCTGAACGCTAAGCTGACCGAGGACCAGGCGCGCCAGGACAGTAACGCGGTCGATCGGCAGGGGCGCGTGACCGTCGGGGAGCAGACGTCCCAGTTCGCGCACGGCGGGGTCGTGGCCAGCGAAGGATCGGCACTTGAACTCATCCGCGACACCAACTACAAGACCGGCCTTGACCAGGCGCGGATCAATCAGAAGGCGCGCTATGAAGCGGCCGGGCAGCGGGCCAGTGGACAGGAGGCCTACCGGGCGGGCGTGATCGCGCAGCAACAGAGTCGCCTCGCGGCGGCTGGCTCGTTGATCGGTGGGGCCGCGCAAGGGTTTGGGACGTACGCAGGAGCGAAGAAATAATGCCTATCACAGTTGCACAAGAGCATGTGTCGCCTGGCGCGCGCTATGGCGCGCAGGTGGTGCAGGCCCCCGTGGGAGCAGGCACGGCGGCGCTCGCCCAAGGGATTGGACAGGCGGCCACAGTTGCGGGGGACATCGTGGCACGCCAAGCCACGCAGAATGCCAAGATCGCCCAAGCGAGCGCGACCGCGGATGCGGCGGAGCGACAGGCCAAGTATGTGCAGACGGTCACGACCCTGAAGGCCAATTACCTGGAGAAGCAGGAGTCCATTCCGTCCCAGGAGCAATATAACACGGCCATGCGCGGTTTCGAGCAGCAGGCGATGACCGAAGCCAGCAAGGGCCTGACGGATGCGATGACGTCCTCGCTCTTCCGGCAGCATGTGGCGGCGCATCAAATCTCCCAGGTGCCTGGGCAGCAAAAGGATTACATCGACTACGTCCTCGACCGGTCGAAGACCACGATGATCGACCTGGCGGCGGGGGCCGGCCAGGCGTCCACGAAGGTCAGACCCGGTGACGGTTCCTTCGCGCTCCTCGTGCAGCCCTTGGCCAAGCAGGCGGCGGACTTTCATGCCGCCGGCACCTTCGGCGAGAAGCAGGCGAGGCAGGCCACGATCGACAGTGCCATGACCGTGATCGACAGTATCGAGCGCGAGCGGTTGTCCAAGGGGACCTCCTACAGTGCCTGGCAAACCGAGCGGCAGGGATACCTCGATCATGTCGCCACGCTGGTGCCCGGGATCGACCCGGCCACCCTCGGCCGTATGTCGGACGCGGGGAAGGCCCAGTTGCTTCAGGAGGAGATCAACCTGGGACAGCATCCCACCTACAAGTCTGTGCTCGCGCGCGTCAACACGATGGGGATCGCCGACCCTAAGATCAGGGCCGGTGTGCAGGACGAGTGGGTCCGGCAGCAGTCGTTCAAGCAAGGGCAGATCAATTTTGCGCAGTCGCAGGATGATCGGCAGGTCAAGAAGGCCGCCGAGGAGGTGGTGGGGAAGTATGTCGATTCCTATGTTAAAGACCTCTATGCCGGCAACAACCCGGATGCGAACAACCTGGTGCGCCTCAGCAAGAAATTCACAGAGGCGGGCAAGACCGATCTCTTCAACGGCATGTTGAAGCACGCGATGGATGCCAAGGCGCAGGGGGGTGTGGGATCGCCCGACCTGGAGGCGGCCTTGATGCAGTCGATGTACAGTAGTCCAGAACAGTATGCTGATCTCTCGGTCGTGACCGAAGCGGTGCAGCGGGGCGGGTTGAACCGCGAGCAGGCGGTCAACATCTACAAGCGCTTCGAGTCGATGCAGGCGGCCTTGCGCACGCACGGCAACTTCACCTCCACCCCTGAGTACAAGGTGGCCCAGTCGATCATCGACGGCCACACGGACAAGGGACTGATCGCCCTCGGCGACGACAAGCTGCGCCACGGCTATGCGACCGCCGCCTTGTTTGAGCGGTGGCAGCAGGAAAAGAAAGCCGGTCGCCCCATCGACCCGGTGGCCCTCGGCACCGAGTTGGGGCGGCAATTTGCTGAGCCGGCCGCGATCCTGCGCCTCCCTGAGCATCAGGCGGGCAAGCCCGTCACGGAGTCTGAGACGGCTCTGCGCGGTGGGGACGTGGAGAAGATCAGCCGGAGCGCCAGCGCCCTCAGGGCGCAGTTGAAGCGGACTGATCTCAACCGGCGCGATCGTGAGCAGATGGTCAAAACGCTCCAGACGTTGGAGCAGCGTATTTTGGCGGGAGGTAAGTAATGGCCGACAAGCAGAAGCCAGAGGCGGGCGGCACCGCAGAGAACCGGACGGCCCAGGAGCCTTCGGTCCTCCAGGCGATTGGCCAAGTGGTCGAGAGTGGCATGCAGACGATCGGCGCCACTGCGCTCCCCGGCACCGGGGTCACGGTGGGGGACCTGCTCGGCGCCCTCCACCACTATGCCTCCGATGTGCCCCTCCAGGCCATCACCAGCACCAAGGCCAACCCGGAAGGTCTGACCGCGTCTGATATTGGAGGCAAGGCCGCTGAAGCGGTGGGTGGATCCACCGGCCAACACGACGTGGCCGCTGGCCTGGCGGGGGTTGGTGCCGAGATGGCCGTTGATCCCCTCAATCTCCTCCTGGTCGCCCTCGGCCTTCCCCCTGCGGCCGGGAAAGCCGCCCAGGCAGGTGCCAAGGTCGCCGGCCCGCTCGAAAAGGCCGCTGCCAAGGCCGGCTCGCTGGCGGAGAAGCCACAACCGCGCCCCTTGGCGATCCCGGCTGAGATGAAGCCGGGCGCGCCGGAGGCGGCGGCCGCCCCTGAGTTGCCCCTCGGGCAGATGCCCATCCTTCAGGACGTGGTGATGGGCGGGGACGGGGTGGTCATCAATGTGAGTGAGGCCCTCGACAAGCTGCACGCAGGTGAGGTGCTGCGCAAGACCGTGGCCAAAATGGCGCCCAGCGAGCAGGAAGTGTTTGCCCGTGAGGTGCTGAGCATGCCCCCGGTTGAGTCGGCGGCCGTCGCGCTTGAACAAGGCGCAGGGGTCGAAGGAGGCCTCCTCAAAACGAGGCAGGCGCCCAAAGAGTTCGCGCCCGCCCCGGCCGAGATCGCGGCCACGCCCGGCCGCGAGGGCAAGCTGCCCGTCGAGGCGCCCGTGGTGAGTCCGCAGGCCAAGGGGCCGGTGGAGCGGTTCAATATCCCCGTCGAATGGGTCGGGAAGCCTGACAAGAAGCCCCTGATGGTCGCCTTCAGCGAGTTGGACCTCGCCTCCCCCGCCAAGATTCAGCAGGCGGTAGAACGGCTGGCCAACGCCCGCATCAAGGCCGGTCACGTGGTGCCCGAGGCCAACGTGGGCGCCGAGGGGCATGTGGTCATCCCGCGCGAGTTGGCCAAGGAGCTTGGCCGTGTGATGGGGGTGTCGAAACAGCAGGTGCGCAACATGGCGCTCGATCCCCGCCTGGGGGTCGCCCAGGCCCAGGCAATCGGCGACGTCGTGAAGGCGGCGGATCAAGCGATGCGCGGCGCGATCGCGGAGGCGAAGGCGCGCCCCACCCTCGAGAGCTACAAGGCCTTCGAACAGGCGTTCAACGATTTCAACATGGTCGGTGTGGAGTTGAAGCGCTACTTCACTGAGGGGGCGCAAGTCCTCCGCGCGGCCAAAGACCCCGAGATGCAAGCCCTCATGCACCTGGAGCGGGTGACGGCCGGCCTGGAGGCGTTGCGCGATGCGGCCGGCAACCTGCCGATCAGCGCCATGATGGGCGTCATCGACAAAATGAGCAGTGCGCAGCTTGTCAAAGCCGCAACAATGGCGCAGTCGGTGGGATGGAATTCCTTCAACGAGATCATGTACTTCAACATGCTCTCCGCCATCAAGACCCACGTGGTCAACACGGTGGGGTCCGGGTTCATCATGCCCGTCCTGTCGATCAGCGATCGCCAGTTGGGCCGGATGGCCGGGATTATGGAGGGGTGGTGGACCGGCAAGACCGGCCCTGCGATCAGCACGGGCCGCTCACTCGACAACGTGCTCAATGCCGGCGTGGCGCCTGGTGAGGCGGCCATCGGTCTCCGTGCCGCAGTGGACAGTGTCAAGAACATGATGACCACCGTGCGGCAGACCTACCAAACGGACGGCATCGCCGGCCTCTGGACCGCGGCGCAGGAGATCAAGCCGATCCGGGCTGGCCTCCAGCGGCCCACCGAGCGGGGCATCACGGCGGACAATTATCTCGTCTCCAAAGACCCGGTCCTGCGCGCGGTCGTCAACGGCATCGGGGACATCCTGCGGGGGACGCAGACGGCCATGCGCCTTGAAGACGCGGCCACTGGCATGCTGGCGTACGACATGGAGATGCGCATGCTGGCCTACCGCAAAGCGTACCACCTCGGGTATGAGGGTAAGTCGCTCGATGACTACATCAAGAACGTCCTCCGTGATCCAACGGAGCACCCGGACATCATGCAGGGCGCGATCGACTTCAAGATGCTCCAGACCTTCACGTCGGCCATCGAGGGGCGGACGGGGATGCTGGTGAACGGCCTGTCGCATCCGCTCATGCGGTCGCAGTTGCCCTTTATCACAACGACGATCAATATGTTCAAAGCGTCCCTGTCCCACGTCCCCGTGGTGTCCTCCGTGCTGCCGAGCGTGCGCGCGGACATCCTCGCGGGCGGGGCGCGAGCGCAGATGGCGATGGGGAAGATGTTGACCGGCTCACTCGTGATGGCGAGCGCGGTGCCTCTCTATCTCGGCGATTTTATCACCGGCAAGGGGCCGCAGGAGCCGACCGCACGGGCCGCCTGGCTCGCCGATGGCTACCAGGACTACAGCTTCCACTTCGACAACGGGGTGAACGTCAGCTATGTGCAGAGCACGCCCTTCGGCGACTGGCTCAAGATGGTCGCCAGCGCGATGGATGTGGTGCGGTACGCGCAGGATGAGCACCAGTGGAATGAGATCGCGCTCGTGATGACGCTGGCGTTTGTGCGGGAGCAGGAACGGTCGAACTGGGTGGGGCAGTTCCATGACTTCACGGACATCGCCTACCAGGCGAAGTCGGACGGCGATCCGGTGAAGGCGGAGCGGTTGATGGCCAAGTGGGCCGCGGGGGCGTCGAAGATCGGGGTGCCCGCCGCGACCATGCAAGCGGCCCGGTTGCTCGGGGGAGGGAAGGCGACCGTCGCAGCAGCGGCGGCTGCGGGCGCGGCGGCCGTGGCCGGCTCGCGTCTCACGGCCTCAGCCAATCAGGCAATCTTTGACGATGAGTATAAATCGGTCCACGATGGCTTGCAGGGCTACCTCGACCACGTGATGGAGACGATCCCGATCCTTTCGAAGAGCGTGCCGCCAAAGCTGGACCTCCTGACGGGCCAGCCGCAGACGCACGAGATGGCCACGTGGAATCAGGTGGTGCCCTTCACCCTCAAGGGGGCGGAGAAGGACCCGGTGGCGGACAAGCTGGTGGAGTTGTACAACACCGCCCGGGAGATTCCGGTGATGCAGGCGGTGCCCCGGACGGTCAACGGCGAGCATCTCACGCCCGAGGAGATGAATCAGTATATCCACCTCTACACCCACACGCCCTTTGGAGGCCTCACGCTCCACGAGGCGTTGCGTGCCGAGATCGCGGACCCGCAGTTCGGGACCTATCTGCCGGGCATCCAGGCGACCATCCTGGCCGCCGTGTGGCACGGCTACACGCAGGCCGCGAAGGCGCAGATGGCCGCGGACGGGAACACGAAGTTCCTCGGCTATCAGCGGATCGAGAAGCGCACCCAGGCGTTGACCGGCCAAAGCGCCGGCCTTACCTCAACCGTGAAAGCGGAGTAACGGATGGTCACAAACGACAGCAATCGCATTGACTACGTGGCCGATGGCACGGTGGGGCCGTATGATGTACCCTTCCTGGTGTTCGACCCTGCCGACCTGGTGGTGATCGAGCGCGACCCGGACGGCAACGAGACCCTGCTCACCGAGCCAGCCGATTATACGTTCACGCCCACCGAGGTGGAATACCCGACGGTCGGCACCATTCTGTTCGAGGACGGGCAGCAGCCGGAGGCCGATTTCGGCCTCTCGCTCATCCGCCGGCTGGCCGAGACCCAGCCCACCGCCCTCGTGGAAGCGGGGCCGTTCCCCGCCAAGAGCGTGGAGCACGCCCTCGACCGCCTGGCCATGCTCGTGCAGCAATTGGGCGACCGCATGGATCGCGCCGTCCTCCTGCCGGCCACCTCGCCCGTGGAGGGGCTGGCGATTCCTGACCCGGACGTGCTGACCAACCGCGGGCGCGTCCTCCGCATCGCCCCCGATGGGCTGACGATCGACAGTATCCTACTCACCTCCGGGGATATTCCTAATGAGGTGGCGATTCAGACCGCGATTAACGTCTTCACCAAGGCCAACACGTTCGAGGACAACGTCACCTTCGAGGCGCTGGTGGACCTCTCCACAATCACCGCGCCCCTCGACCAACTGGTACCCGGGTCCCTCTACGCGGACAAGGGCGACCTCCTGGCGGGCAGTGCAGTGGCAGGCGAGCCGGTCATTGTCACGGTGGGAGCCAACGGGAAGTTCTTGAAAGCCAACAGCGCCCAAGCGGGCGGGGTCGAGTGGGCCGATCCGACGGTGGACACCTCGACCGTCCCCCTGCAAGGACAGTGTCGGCTGGTGCGCGACGACGCGACCCACATCACGCTCCTTCCCTACAACGGCAATCACATGGTGGTGCGCATCTCCGGTGTGTGGACCGTCCAGGTGCTCGATTTTGCGGGCGTCACGCTGAGCACAGCGGGGCTCGCGGTAGACACCACGTACAATGTCTACTACTTCAACGATGGCACACAGAAGCTGGAGTGCAGCACAACCGCGCACGAGCAAGACACCGACACTGGGTATGAATGCAAGTTCGGTGACCACAGTAAGCTGCTGGTGGGAAAGGTGCATACCGATGGGGCGACCGAGTTTGTAGATACGCTGACCAAGCGCCTCGTCATCAACTGGTTCAACCGACGCCCCGTCACGGCGCGCGCAGAGAACACGGCCAACCGAACCGGGGGTGGCGCCAATGCGACCTTTGCCTCCATTCACAGCGAACTCAATCCACAGTTCCTCGCGTGGGGCGACGAGGCGGTGCACTTCCACTGTCAGACCTACGGCTTCAGTGGGGGCAACTACGCCGCGCTGGCCATTGATTCCATCTCCACGATGATCGGGTTCGGCTCGGTGTCCCTCCAGCACATCGGCGGTTCGGCCATTCCCACCGAGGGGTTCCACACCTCGATCCTCATGGCCTACGCGAACACCACTGCGGTCTTCTCGACCGTGGGCGCCTTCTCCTGGGGTCTCCGCAACCACGTTTACTTGAAGGGGTAACATGCTGAACAACGCGGTCAGAAGTATCGTCTACAGCACCTCCACCGTCGGCCCCTACCCGATCCCGTTCCTCTTCTACCGGAACGAGGACATCACGGTCACGTTGGACGGGAACCTGCTCGCGCAGGACAGCGACTACACCATCGCCGGCGCCGGCTCCCAGGATGTGGCTGGGAGCGTCACGTTGCTGGCGGACCCCACCGACGGCCTCGACCTGAAGATCGACCGGGTGGTGGATTTCACCCAAGAGATCGGCATCGCTGAGGCCGGCCCCTTCCCGGCCGCTGCCGTGGAAGAGGCGCTCGATCGGTGCGTCATGCAGGTGCAGCAGGTCGGGACGTTTACGGAGTTGTTCCCGTCGCCGATCAATCTGCCCGCGGGGCAGGTGGTCATCTCCAACGGAGATGGCAGCTACAGCGCCGAGGACATTCTCGACTTCATCCAGAGCGCGCAAGGGGTGCGGGCGGGGGTTGGGATGGTGGTGGGCAACCGCCTGCGCACCGACGTGACCAACCGGCGGCGGTTGATCTTCAGCGCCAACAGCGTCGTGGTCCACAAGCACGACACCAATGACATCAAGGTGTTTGAGCAGCCCGCCGACATCGTCAACAGTTTCTTTGTCACCGGCGTCAATGGCGCGGAGACCCCCGTGACCGCCAACACGTGGGGGAATGTGCACTGCTACTACATCTCCAACGGGACCACCCTGGCCACGCTGGTGAGTCGCTTTGCGCTCCCCGGGTTCAACACCCAATTTACCGACTCCACGGGGCCGATCCTGCCCTCCGGGTACACCTATTGGGCTTATGCGGGTGAGGTCTTTGTCGAGTACATCGGCGAAGATGAGGTTCCTTTCTACATCCACGCCAGCTATCGAGGAGACCGCGCCATCCTGAAGGTGCCACTCAGCGTGTGCCAGACGGTCACGGAGAGTTTTCAGATCGACATCCCGCTCCGGTCCGCCTTGGAGGTCTATGTGACCCTCTACCACAAGGCTGGGACAGGGAGCGGCAATAGCTTCACCCTCACCTGTTCTGTGGGCGTGGCGGACGGGGTGACCGAAACGTGGACGCTCATTCCTGCCTCTCCTCATGAACTGGACTCGAACTTCGTGATGCCGATCACGCTGCCGGGTCGGCAGTCGAATGACCACGCGTTCAACGCGATGGTCTACGGAGGCGACCTCCCGAATGAGCCCAACGGAGAGGAGATGCTCGGCTACCTGACTGGCTGGCGTTCCCCTCTTGTGACCTGATGGCCTGGCTGGTCTGGACGATGATGTGCCCAATCTGCAAATGGATGATGGTCAAGGACGACCCAACAAAGGAGTGGCGCTGTGGAAATTGTGGCTGGCCTCACGGACAAGCTGAATGAGGGGTGGTGGTGGGTGCGCGCGTCGATGGGGGATGCGCTCACGGAGATCGGCTGGTGGTTCATCCGCGGCGGGATGCGCCTCTCCACGGGCATCTCGCTCGCCGAGTGGATAAAGGAGGGAAGGAAATGAAATACCTACTGCTCGCGTTGACACTGCTCTTCCTGCCCGTGAGTGCCCAGGCCGACCACATGGACAAGGGCCAGTATGTGGCCGTGGTGGATGGCTACCCCATTGTGATGATGTATAGTCTGGACCAAGTCAACGAGGTCTGCCGGGCGGTGTCGCCTTACGGGGCCCTGCCGCCGGAACTCGTGGTGTCGGGCTGCGCGGTGTGGAATTTCGAGACCGGGCCCAAACAGAAGCACAACCCGAAGGGGGCTTGCCTTGCCTTTGCCTGGGCCTGGTCGCCCAGCACGGCCGCTCACGAGGCCAAGCATTGTCGTGAGGGATTCTGGCACGGGGCACCCTGGGACAGCAAACAAAGTCATGAACACAAGGGTAAGGGGAAGATATAATGGGCATCGAACTGCCGGGCGATCCAATCAAGAGTGCAGTCTCAGGGGTGATCAGCGGAGCCTTCGGGTTCATCACGGACCTTGTGAAGGAGTTCCATCTCTCCCCTGAGAAGGCCGCAGAGCTACAGCAACGTGCTGAGGATCGGGCCGCGAAAGCGTCCAGCGAGATCCTCGACCTCGTCAAGGGGCAGCTTGAGATCAACAAGGTCGAGGCGGCCTCCAGCAGCATCTTCGTCGCCGGGTGGCGGCCGTGGACCGGGTGGATTGCGGGGACCTCGCTGGGCGTCTACTACATCCCCCGGGCGATCATTACCGTCATGGCGTGGTCGGTCCAATGCTACTATGCCATCAAGGCCGGCCAGCCGCTCCCTGCGTATCCTCCGTTCGATGTGAGCGAGTTGGCCACCTTGCTGGGAGGGATGCTCGGATTGGCCGGGCTCCGCACCTTCGAGCGCAACCAGGGCGTTCAGCGGGATACGCACCGATGACCAAGAGCGAGCGGGAATTCATCCAACGGGAGTTCGACCAGGTCAGGTCGCTGATGACGGAGCATCACATCTTCTTGAAGGATCATGTGAGGACAGACGATGAACGCAACGACAGGATCGCGGAGGCGCTCACCCAGCAAAACGTCGCCGTCGGCAAGGCGCAGCAGCGCCTTGACTCGTTCATCTCATACGCCAAATGGATCAGTATCTCGGCAGGTGGGTCGGGAATTCTCGCGGGGGCTGCAAAAGCGTTCGGGCTATAAGCGGTTCAAGATCACCGTCGAGGTGTTGCCTGACAAGCTGTTCAACCGTCTCTACGGGGTGGGGGACAACGCGCTGTGGGACGGAGCCACCAACACGATCAGCCTGCGCGCCTCCCGCCACGACCCCGCCCGCTACACCGACTGGCTCCACGAGTGCCGTCACGCCTACACCGACCACCTGTGCCCCGGGGAAGACTAGGCACGGTCACTGCCAAATGGCCCACACGAAAGTGCCAATCGCGCCCACGTAGGCCAGCACGTACCGCCACGTCCAGCACCACTCGCCGAACGCCTCCCACCCATTGTCGGTAAAGAATGTCCTCACTGGTCTCCCTCCAAGGCCATGATCGCCTTCTTGTGCGGGTCGTTCACCCGCTCTCCGTCAAACATGAACCATTCTAGCATCTCATGCTCCTCCACCCGGCGAATCAGGTCGGCCATGACGTGCAGCAACATGTCGTGGTCCCATTGCTTCACAAACGCAAACGGATAGACCTGTTGTTGGTTCACTTCTATCGTCTGCTCCGACCCGTAGGCGTCGAGCAGGGGGGCGGTGAGAATGACCAGGCAGACCGCGTAGCCCTTCTCCGGCAGCACACCGGCGTAGAACTTCCACCCCGGTTTGTACGTGATTCTACTGACGGCTTTTTTGACTTCTGCTGGTGTCATGCTTCTTGTACCAGTAGGGCGCCCATTCACTGCCCAGGACCAGCTTGTGCTGCGTCCCGTCGGACATGTGGACGTTGATATGGCGCCCCTTATGGACGAGGGCCACGACATTCGACTTGTGGACGCACGGCCTGGTCGCGCGCTGCTCCGCCCCTATCCCGTAGAGAATCGTGGCCACGAGCGCCGCCAGGAGGATGCCGGCGATCCCTAGGAGGGCATCGAACTTCAACTGCTCCGTTTCTGTGCGGGTCACGCGCTCACCCACTGGAAGCCAAGCCACACCACGCCGAGCGCCACCAGGGGCCAGCGCAGCACCCAGGCCATCACGAGAAGGGTGACGATCCAAATCCCCAGCCCGAGCAGGACCATACCCGCCGCCAGATAGACACCCGTGAGAAAGCGAAGCACCGTATTTACCATGCCGCCCCTCCTGTGTCTGGAATGATGTAGGGTCCCGTCTGCACCTGCCCCCCGGGGGCCATGCGATAGGCGCTGCTCCCCGTGTTCATCAACACCGGGGACCAAGGGCGCGGGGCCACGGGCTCGCTGGCGGGCGCGCTGGCGCAGCCGGCCAACGTCCACAGGAACAAGGCGTAGCCAACGATCCACCCTGCCAATGCCCATGAAGCCCTCCGGCGCAGCGCTACCATCGCTCCACCTTGTACTTCTCGATCATTTCCTGCAAGCGCTTGCGCTCCCGCTCTTTCTTCTTGATGCCCTTCTCGTACTCGCTCTTGTGGCGTGCCAACGTCCCCTCAAAGTAGTCGAGCACCTGGATCATCTGATCGTGGTTGAGAGGCTGCCCGGCCCGGAGGAAGTCGATCAGTTCCCCCGGACAGTACGGGATCGGGTCACTTGCCCGCAGGTGATTGCTCATGCGTCCCCCCTTTGCCATGCGCCAGGACGTGCAGGTCCTTCACCGCTTCGAGCAGGCGTTGGATCGCCGCCTCGCGCAGCTTCTCCCGGTCAGCCGCGTCCGCCTCGGCCCACACGCGCCGCAGGATTGCATTGCCACGGTTTGGACGGTTCATGCGCCCCTTCGCTGAAAGAACACGCGCCAGCACTCACACCCGTACTTGTGGGAACGGGGCCGCCGTGTCCCAATGTACCGAGGGTGGAGGAGGCACTTAAGGATGGTGATTTTCATTTCTTGTACTTCTCCTCCCGCATCGCGCGGATGGCCAGCGGGAGATACTTGACCATCGCCGCGTTCATACGCCAGCACTTCCCGCCGATCAAGCCGTCTGCGCCGCTTTCGACCAGTTGGATTGAGTGCCCTTGGAAGATCAATTTTTGCACCTCGGGTGTCTCGAACAACGCCCGTTCTGTACATAGGATGTTCAACAGCTTTGGTGCTTTTCCCATCGTTACTCCTGGACGTGCAGCTTGAACCCGGTCAGTCTGCCGCTTTCATTCAGCCGCCATCTCAAGTTGCAGGTGGTCACTCCCAGGCCGGCGGGCGCGTAGCAGTGTTCCTCGACGTAGGAGCCTTGGCCCGCAGCCACCACCTCACCCTCCACATACCCCTTTAGGAAGGACCCCGACCGCACGAAGGCCTGTTGCCGCTCCACCATTCGCCACTTGTTGTTCCGGTGGTCCCGGCGCACGTCGATCCCTTCGGTCGTGGTGGTGATCTTGACGTGATTGTGGCCCATGATGTAGAGGTCCATGTTGGGGAACCGCTCCCGCAGGGAGAGCATCTGCCGGATGGAGGCTGGCTTGGTTTGGGCGGCGCCGAAGCCGTGATGCATCAGGATTTTGAAGGGGAAGGTGCCCGTGCTCCCCGGTGGGTGTAGCTCATACACGTGCACGCCGCACACGCCAAGGAAGGGCACGTTCAGCCGCTCGGCCAACACTTCTGAGGTCGTCTTGCCGACCAACTTGCCCGTGCCTTGTTCCTGAAAGCGGTAGGTGTGGTTGCCACACACCACGGTGTCGATCAAGTGGTGGATCGGGGTCAGTTCCCGGTAGAAGTTCATCAGGTCCGCGAAGATCATCTTCTCGAAGCGCAGGCGGGTGCTTTCATGGTAGGAGGCGCTAGTGTGAGACCGGCGCTCGCTCGCGCTCATCGTGTCCAACTCGTCGCCCATGAGTTTCACCCGAATGAGCCGATCGGGGCGCTTGGCCGAAGCGGCCGCCCACTGGATGATTTCGCGCAACTTCGCTGCGTCGTGGCTGGGCGCGTTGTGGTGGATGTCCCCAATGGGAATGATGACCAGCTTCTGGTCGCGTTTCAACTCTAGCCTGTTAGCTGTGATGATCATGCTTGCTCTTCTTCCACGTGCGTGATTACAACTTGACCGCCCCAGCGGTTAAGCGCCTCCATGATGCTGTCCCGGACATGTTTGCGGGAGAGGAATACAAGCGGCGCTCCCGGCGCCGTTTCTCTTTTCTCAATTACCTCCACAAGGGATCGGATACAGTTTTTGTCCAACGCTTCAAACGTTTCGAGCCGCAGTCTCATTGTGCCGCCTCCGGTGCCGCCTCAGGCACCAAGGACAGGGTCGGAGCGACAGAGGCTTTCTCCTCCTCATCTCCCCCACTCACCTCCGGCCCCTTCGGGTCCGGCGGATTCAGGCGGTGTTGCAGCATCATCACGGCCAACTCCAGGTCCCGGATGCGCGAGTGCGCCGCCAGGACCGTGTCGTTCTGCATCTTGATCGCGGCCCGCAGTTGGTTGTTGCTATACGGTAGGATGCGTGGCTTGCTCATAGGGCCTCCTCGGGTCGCCCAGCGCGCTCTGAAACCAGAACGTCGCGGGGATGGTTAGGCGCATGCCATAGGCTTCGACCGGCGCCTGGACGATGTTCATGATTCGTGAACAGGTCTCGGGAGTGAACACATCGCAGCGCACATGCAGCACGCCTGAGTCGTGGGCGCTGTAGGCCAACTGCACCTCCGCGCGCGGGAACGCCTTCGACAGGGCGACGAGCGTCGCGTACAACTGGTCGGCGCCACATCCCTGCGAAGCGTTCAAGCCCACCCGGATCAGGCGGGCGTCCCGCTCAAACGAGCGGCGGAAGCGGCCGGTGTAGGTCGGAATGTCCTGAAAGAGATCATATCGTTTTGACATCAAAGTGGCCGCACGCCTCTCACGCCAGGCAATGTATCTAGGGTTGGCCGCGGCGTCGCGTGCCATGATCTGTATGATATTTTTCATGTCCAGCCCCAACTTCTTGACGCCGGGCATGTTCTTGAGGTTCTCGGGTACCCAGGGGTAGGCGAACTTCAGCCGGTGGCGATAGCGTTTACCGAAGTCACGTTGAGCACCCTTCTTGTCCACGGGCACGTCCGACGGGATGCCGAACAACTGCCGCGCCTTCAGGGTGTGCAGGTCCTCTCCCCGCTCCAGCGCTTTCAAAGTCAGCGTATCCCCAGCCTCCGCTGCATGGAACCAATCCTCCTGCCCGCTCCAGTCCCAGCCAAACCATACGGACCCCGGGTCGGGGCCGAACATGCACTCCAGGTCGGCCGGCACATTCTGCATCGGCGGGTCCACCCATGACAGGCGCAGGGACGCCTGCGCGTACTGCTTGCAGCGCGGGTGGACGCGCATCCTCACAGGGTCGAGCGGGTTGATAAAATCATCAAGCGCGCTCGTCGCCTCCGCATACACCACTCGCCCCTCCAACAGCGGGTGGGCGCCGGCGTCGATGCGTTCGAGGGCCTGCTCGGGAGAGAGGCCGTTCTCGGCCTCAGCATCCACGTCAGGCGCCGGGTCGATCTTCTCCCGCAACTCGGCAATGACTTCTTTGTCCATCGACAGGGACTTCGTGTGCTTGCCCTTCCGCGGGGTGAGGTCGGTGCATTCGAGCATCGCCCGGATCATCTGATCGTTGGAACCGGCGTTGATCGGGTAGCCGATGTAATGCCCGACGATCTCTGAGGCAATCTCTTTGTAGGTCTCGTACACGAGCCGCAGGGCTTCGTAGGTGGGTCGGTGAACCGGGAACCCGCGCTCCGCGGCCCGGGTCAGGATATGGATGGCTGGGATCATATACGTATGGTAAAAATGCAACACCTGGGGATACTGCTTATACTCGCTGAGCAGGGCAAGATAGATCGCCTCCGTCTCCACCAGGTCCCCGGCGTTGTAGCGGTAGAAGTCCCAGGCCTCGGCGCGGTAGGACTTGGGCTTGTCCAGCCACCCGTAGAGGGAGGAGAGATAGGCCATGCCGTGGTCGCTCTCCGACCACAAGGCGGTGTGCATCAGCATTGTGTCTTCAAGGTTGACCCAGGCTTCCCGGGGCACCTCGAGCGTATGCTCGAGGATCGGCAAGTCGGCGGCCGCGTTTTGGAGGACGACCGTGCAACGGCTGGCGATCACCTCCAGCAAGCCGGCCAAGTCCGCCACGTCCTCCACAGTCATCGTGGTCAAGTCATACTGGGCGGTCAGGCCCCCCCACCGCAGCCCGAGCAGAGTCAGCTTCGACAGCCACGGGTATTCATCATTCGGCTTGTACTCGGTGTCTAGATAGACAACGCTTCCCGCAGGGGGGCCGGGCAAAAAACCACCCGGCGCGGTGTCGTGTGGGAAGACCCACCAATCCAGCCCGCGGCGGGGCTCTCGCTTGGGCCACGCCTCGCGCAGCCAGCGCCCTAGGCGTTGCCAGTCAGCCCGGGCGTTGTGCTTTTCCTCCTGCGATCGGAAGGTATCGGCGAGATGGCCGACGGCGTAGACAGAACGTCCTTGCCACAGTGAGGGCAGGACGTATCCGCGCCAGGTGGCCACTTTGTAGTGAGCATCGGGCTCTGCCACATGCGCAATCGCGTGCGCGCCCATCGCCACCACGTGCTCAACACTGTCCGGTACCACCAGATGCGCAGTGGTGCAGTGCGCCACAGCTTTGTCATACTCATCCCCCTCGGGCAGTTTGTTCTTGCCCCCCACCCGACACTTGATGACGTTGGCATAGGAGACCTGGTCGCGCTGAAGGCCGGCCATTGGGAGGTAAGTCTTGGCTAGGATGTAGCCAGTGGCCCCAATGAGCGGCTGGGGTTCCACCTCGTGCGTGATCGGGTTGCCGCCCTGATAGCTGACGATCTCCTCACCCTTCTCCTCGTTGTCGCCGGGGTTCTGCGCCAGCACCAACACCTTGGCACCCGGGACGAGGCGGTCGGGCACGAAGCCCCGACCATTTTGGTAGAAGGGACACCCGAGACAGGTGTCAGGTTTTAGCAAGTCCATGCGTCACCATGTCCCACAACACGGGCAACGCAAGCAGCTTCGCCTGTGCCAGGGGTATCCCCGCGGTCAGTTGAAAGTGGGGCTTGTCCTTGAACCCCCACCGCCCGCCCCATTCGAGCCCCAAACTCTCGCCCAGTTCGCCGATCTGTTGCCATTCAGGTGCGTCGTCGTTCCATATAAAACGCTCATGTGAAAGCTGACTCCCGTCCACAGACACAAAATCAAACGCGAGCCCATAGTTGTGCCAACTTTCTCCACCACGCGCCTTTGTTACCACTTTGCCCTCGGTGGTGCGCCCCTTGGCGTAGAGGGCGTCCTGCTCTGCGTTGCTTCTTAGGCCTGCGGTAACAACAAATGACAAACCACGGGTTTTGCATAATTCTCCTAGTGTTTGTGCTCGCAGCGCGAGGATGGGATGAAGGCCGTCAAGGTGTTTGAGGGTTTTCATGTTGCACCAATCTCGTGCCTTAAAAGCTGCGCCTCCAACTCCCTCACGCGGGCCTCAGCTTGGTCGCGCTCCGTTTCCATTAGTCGAGCAGGATCACAGGCATACTGCGGTATCTTACTCATTCTCCGCCTCCCGATTCCCATAGGGATTCTCAGTATGAAGCGAATCTGTGAGGGACCGAGCGATCGTCTTCCAGAATTTCAGCTTACTCCGCAGCTTCTGGTTCTCGTTCTCCAACCGTAACAGGTTCGACTGTAGGCACAGGATCAGTTCGCTCTCGTGGTCGTCCTTTTTCATCTTGCACCTCCACGTCCAGACCGGCCGCGCAGCAGCAGTCGGAACAGATAGTCTTGGCAAGTTTCGGCGCGCTCATGTCGTTTTCTGCGGGACATACTCCCCCCGCTCCTCGTCCCACAGCATCTTGTTGAACGTGTTGCAGTCCATCTTCAGGTCGTAGTCGATGTACATCTCCTCGAAGAGACCGTCGCCGTCCCGGTCGATCAGGTACGTCGTCGGGAATGCCAGGAACACCGGGGCCCCTTGTGCGGCGGGCATAAGCTGAAACACACGCAGGAAGTCGGGGGTCTGACCGCCCTTGAGCGAATACTCCTGGACATAGAAGCGGCCGTCTTCCGACCGGCCCGCAGACAGGGCCGGGCCGGAGGGGTGTGGAATGGAGAGACACGCTTCACTGACATGGGCCATAGCTCGATCACAAAATGCGAGCGAGACCCCTAGGACAATGATGGCGATAAAGATTTCCAGATATTTCATGTGTCTCCTCCAGTGGAAGCGGGGCTCGGAGTTGAACCGAGATTCTCCTGCTTATGAGACAGGCGTTCTACCCTTGAACTACCCCGCATCCTTACCGTTTCGTGCAGATACTGCTACCTGATAGCAAATCCCTCGGGCGTTAGCTTCACCGTCACTCGCTCAAACGCGTCAGCATCCGACACGTCGCTGACAGAGATCAACGGAGCATGACTGTGGGCGTTGTGGTCATGGGTGGCCACGGCGATCAAGCTGAGTAGACGCGGCTCGTTGGTCACTACGCTGTATCCTGTCCCGAAGCCAGCAACTCCTGAAAGCGCGCTGGGGCTGCTGGTGCTGGGGATGGCGCTGCCGCCCGCCGACGAACCAAACCCAACCCCTTTGGTGACGTTCGCTTTCTCGACGGTGTAGTTGACGAGGATGCTGGTAGCACCTTCCTCGAGGGCCCTAAACGCTGCCTCACATAGTGCGGGCAGGAAGGTATACCCGGCGGAAGCAGTAACCGAAACTGTTCCGAGGTAAAGGTCCATGTCGAGACTAGCCGCCTCATGGGGTTTAGCATAGTCAATTGCCACAACACGTGTTTCATTCTCACTACGTCCCCCCTCATACTCATCATCCAGCCACGCCTTGCGGCACGCCTGCGCTTGCTCGTAGGTCATGCGCTTCGGCAGGGCGATTGGGGCCATGATGTTGCCGTGGTTCTCCGGCGGAATGGCCAGAATGGCCGGCGCGCCCATCACTCCAGGTAGGCTGAGAAAGTTGGGGCTCTCTGTGGTGGTGATTGAGGCGCTGGAGGTGGACTTGGCCTTGCCACTGGCCGCTTGGCTCTGGCCCTGCCCCTGACTTTGCCCTTGCTCCTGCCCCTGCGAGGCATTGCTCTGGCTGTTCGCAGCGGCGTTTGGATTCTGGCTGCCAGGCGGATTCTCGGCAAATGCGAACGCCGCACTCCCACCCAGCAACAGCCCAATGATCACTGCTAGAATCTTTTTCACAGTTCCTCCGTGGTTGCGGGGGGCGGGCACGCGGCCCGCCCCGCCAGTGGAACCTACTGCCTGTAGGCGTAAATCTTGACGGCGTTCTTTGGCTTGTACTGGGGGTCCTTCGACTCCACAATACGCACCACGTACTTCAGGGTCTCTTCTTGCGCGGCCGCGAGGACCTTCGTGAATGGCTGGCCGTGCATCTCCAGCGCGTCGAACAACTGTGTGGCAATGTCGCTCTCGGCGCGGATGTAGGTCCCCCCGCTCTTCGACTTGGCCTTGATCACCTCAGGGTAGGCATCCACAAACAGGTGGTAATTGCGGGTGTCCGCTGTCAGCAGGATGTCCAACTTCGCAATGGTCTTCCCCTCCAACGGGTGCAGCCCTTGCTCCGTCGTGATCTTCTTGGGCGTCACCTTCACCACCACCCCGGGGTATGTCCCCTTGGGAATGAGATTGAACATGGCCAACTCATTCGAGTCCTCTCGGCTGATCGTGCTCTCGTCCCAGCCATAGCTTTCCACTTCCGGTTCGGCGTAAATGACGCTGTCTGCATCCATCACTTGACCTCCTGCGTTGCGCTCGCCGCCGCGGGCGGATCGAGCAGGTTAATGAGTGCCTGAATGTCCTGCGGCACAAACAGGGGGACCACAATCTTCTTCTCCTCCGGCAACTTGATCCCGCATCCCCACACCTTGCCTTGCGGTTTGGTCTGCCACACATACTTACGATCGGCGCCCACGGTCTTGATGGTGGCGTACATCACGACCGAGAACTCGCCCATGACATCTTTGGCCGCCTTGCCCGGCAACTCCGGGAAGATGTGCTTCTCGGTGTCCCGATCCTTGGCATCGGGATCATCCTTCTCCCGGCCGTCCCACACCGTGAACACCTTCGTCGCAATGGCATTGCTGTCCCGGACCATGCGCAGATAGCTGAAAAACACCTTGTGCGCCTGCCCGTATAGCTTGGCCTCGAACTCTTCGCCCGTCTCGCTGGCCCCGTTGGTGACATCGGCCAGCCCGACCCCGTAATACTTGTGCAGGCCGTCGCCGAAGAACACATCGAACTGGCCATACTTGCCGGCCAGAATCTCCACCGTCAACTGAGCCACCTCTCGGCGCACCTTTCCCCAGTCCATCGGTTGTCCGACGGGCGGGTTCTCCCATATCCAGCACACCCCGCCCCGGGCCTCGATCTCCGCCCGGTTGACTGACGAGGCGCCCCCCTCCCCGGGATAGGAGATGTAGGCGATCTTCCCCAGCGCGGTGCGGGCGCTGTAGGTCTTGCCGCTGTTGGGCGGACCGCTGATCAAGATCGTGCGCGCGATCCGCTTCCACGGCGCGCTGTCAGCGGTTAGCTTGACAAAAGGCATCGGCGTGTCCCTTTCCACTTAACAAATGTTGGCTCATGCGTTTGCCACAACCTCGAGGAGCGGCACGAGCAATGACGGCCCGATCAGCTTCGTGACCATGTACGGCTGGGGCACCGCGATCAAGATCACCCCGCCCAGCTTCTCGCTTTCGGTGGTGAAAATCCACGTGTCACCTGGTCCAGCGGGTGCGTGAACGAGCACGGCCTCGAACGACTTGACGCCCTGTGCCGTGTACACTAACACCTTGTCGCCTTTTTCAAACATCCTTACCTCCTCTCGATCTTAATGTAACCGCCATTCAGCATACGTTGCGGGTCCCGGTCATAGAGCAAGCACGCTTCCCACATCTCGCACCTCCCCCACTTGTCCTCATGTTGCTCACTCTCCCACAAGGGCAGCAGGCCGGTCTCCTGCATGTGCATCGCTTGCCATTTCCCCTCCTGCCCCGCGACCCACCGGTTGATCATCTTCCCATCATATTCGAGATAGGCCGTGAGTCCCACGAAGCGTGGCTTTGGCTTGGCCACGACGATGAGCGAGTTGAAATAGCGGGAGTGCCCGAAGTGAAGGTAGTGGTGCGCCTGCCCACTGGCCAGGTACTCATTGACTCGCTCGGTGTCGTACTTCTTGTCGCTGGCCAGCTTGAACTTGTAGTCCCGGGTGAGGCGCACCACGCGACACCCAACCTGTTCGCCGCTTTCGTCGCGCTCGCACTCGGGCGGCAACTCGTACACCACGTCCGGCCGCGCATACCCGGCCTCTGGCCCTAATGACTGCTCCACCGCGACGACCTGCCACTCCGGGGGCGCCGGATCATTCTCGACCGTGAAGGCCAGCGCTTCCAACAACCCCTCCTCCATCACGAGGGCCGCCTCCTGGTTCTTGGCAGTGAACTCGAACCGCCCCCCGCTGGCCTTGACGTGCTCGACGCGTTCTTGAAAGAGCGTTTGCGCCGCAACCACCGGCACCGATGCGGGTTCACCTGGCGACATCCGAGCGAGGTTATGTGCTTCCATGCCCGCCGAGAAGGCGTCCCCCGCGATCATCGCCAGGTCCCCATAGTCGTGGACCACCGTGTGCCACCCGGCCCGCTGTGCCTCGCGCAGGAGGGGACACCGCTCCCACGTTTTGGTCGCCGAAGGGCTGTAGACTTTCATTTCATGATTCCGCTTTGCCTGTCCCAGCGCATCAGCAACCCGGCCTTGTCTAACACCCGTAAGACGGTGCTGGTGGGCACCCGGACGAGCGAGTGACGGTTGTAGAACCGGCAATGCTTCTCCCCCACGCGAAACCAGGTGTGCGATCCGTGCCACGTCCCGTGCCGTTTCGATAGGAACTTGCTCATAATTCCTCCCCTCCAGTGGAACCCTTGTGAAAATCCCCCCGTGCACATATACTAGGCCTCGGCTTGCACTTCTGTGCAACCTTTCGCCTAGATAAGGTGACACGCGCAACGCGGTGTTGCAGAAAGGACACACATGGCCGCCTTGGAAGGCGCGCCACGGCCCGGCCCGAAGGGTCGCACCCTATCTACCCTCATCCATCTACCCATCACCAAGACGCATTGGATCATCGACAACCTTCTCCCCTACAAGTCCCGCGTTCTCCTCTATGGAGAATGGGGCGTTGGCAAGTCCTTCTTCCTGGCCGACATGGCCCTCCATGTGGCAGCGGGCAAGCCGTGGCTCGGCTTCTCGATCCCGGCGCCGCTGGTGGTCGCCTACCACGACGAGGAAATGACGGACGACATCGTAGTGCCGCGTATGCGGGCGCTGGTGGCCGGAGGTGCGATCCCGGAGACCGCACCATTCTACCACTACACCCACACCAACCTAGTGTCAGACGGCAACCTACACGGCCGCCTCAAGGCGCTGTGGCAGCATGACGGCATCACCCCGCAACTGGTGATCCTCGAAACGGCGCGCGAACTCCTCGGCCTCCAGGACGAGAAGGAGGCGACCGTGGTCCGCAACCTGTGGAAGCAACTCCGCCCGATCGTGGACACCGGGGCCACCGTCATTCTCACCCACCACAAGCGCAAGCCGTCCCTCGACAAGCATGGAAGCCTCCAGGGTGCAACCCGGGACACCGCCAGCGGCTCCCAGGACTGGCTCGCGGGCGCTGACTGGGCCCTGGCCTGCTCCCGCACCCCTGAGGAGGGCATCACGCGGGTGTCCTATGAGAAGTGCCGGCAGATCAAGCCCCCGGCCCCTTGGCTCTTCACAATCCGGGGGGACGCTGACACCGGGATCATGTCCTTGTCGGTGGTCCAGCGCCCGATCCAGGAGGAGGCGGCGAAGCCCGCCCAGCAGTACGTACTAAAACGCCCCACTCTGGAGGAGGAGTATGACACCCCTGAATAATGACACACCTCCACGGGAGGGCCCCCGGCGCAACTGGTATCAACGGAAGCGCGGTCTCTCGGCCTGGCGGCCTACCGGCCATCTTTCCGGGCGTCCTGCCAATGTCCGCCGTCGCCTGTTCCTCCTCCTCAAACGCCGTCCCTTCACCACTTTGGCGGAGGCGCAGGCAGAAGGACACAGTGAACGGTCCTATTACAGGGTGAAAGCACAGATCAAAAAGGTCATGGAGGCGAAACGGGCGCGCCTACCGGCATTCACTGCCAAAATACCAGTATCTATAGGATAGGCGCGCCTCGCGCTCCGCCCTGCCGGGCTCCGCCTCGGCGCTATCCGCCGGAACGAAATCAACCCCTTGCCGC